TTTCTGCTCTGGGCTGCCGGTCTCTAAAACATAGGCCGTATTAAGCAAACTTCCTATGGTTTGCTCTGTTGTGCTGCCGTTGGCCTTAATCATAGCGGAATAGGGATTGATGATGTCTTTAATCTGCTTGCCTAGCGAGCGTTCTTCGTCATAGCGGGTAACTGTTTTGTGAATTTCGGCCTCGCGTCTGGATATTTCCTTTTGCAAGTGCGGTGGGATTTTCTCCCAATCTTTCTTTGCATCAGCAGACCATGAATTAGGCGCAGGAACAACAGTGGGCGCGGTTTCGGTGGTTGTTTCCGGTTTGCTGCCGTCTGGCTTTGCTGTCGCTGTAACGGTTTTTGTAGCGGTTTCCGTGTTTGGCGCAGCAGCGGCCCTTTCGTTTACTTCTTTAGCGGCTTTGCGAATCTGGCCAGCAATGTCATTTGGCGCAGGCTCGTTAACTTCTGGGGTTTTGGCCAGCACATCGAGCTGTTTATCTTCAGTTTCAACGTTGTTCCGTACTTCAATTTCTGTATCAAGTGACATTATCGTAATCTTTCTAGTTGGGCTTTAAGGATTTCACGGGGGCTACTCATTTCAATAGGCTTACGGGGCTTTGGCTTTTCGCTGCCAACCTCAATATACCCGTTGCGCTTAATGAACTCTCTATGGTCTGCACGCGATTTAATGATGGGTGCGCGACCAGTGGCAACATCAGCGGCAACGGCCTTATACGGCTCAATCTCGCGTATGATTTGGATGCGGCTGCCAACCTCTAAGGGTTCAGCCAGGTCTTTATCCACTAATTCGCCATTACGCATAACATACGTTGTCATTAATCAACATCCTCCACCATAGGCTGGCTTGCCGCATCAATAAGCGTGCGCTCTGTTGCCATTTGTTCTGATTGTATTTTTTGCTGTGCGCCAATTTGAGCCACAAGGATTGCCGTATCGGATTTGATGCGCTCAACAGCCAAGGCACGCTGCGTTTCCGCATCAATGCGCATCTTTTCCAATTCCAGCTCGTTTTGCGCTTTAAACTGTTCTAGCTGCAATTCGTTCTGCATTTTTTGCTGCTCTCGCGCGGCAGTAAGCTGCTGCTCGCGCTGATTATCAGCATTCTGGGCGGCTTGTTTATCCCGCTCTAATTCCATTGATATTTTTGCTTTTTCTGTTTCAAGCATCAATTGATTCTGCATTTTTTGCATTTCAATTTGTTGCTGCGCTTGAATCTTGGCCATCTCAGGGTCTGGTTTTGGCTGGCCTTGCTGCGCTTTGAAATTATCCTCAGCCTTGTTAACAAAATCCTCAATAGACGCCTCTAAGTCTTTACCAATTTTAAACCCGCGCACGCCAAACATCAGCATTTTACCCATCAGCGGCACTAATTCTGGCGCGGTGGCGGCTGCTTCTGCCCCTTGCTTAAGGAAAGAGCCTACAGCGGCTAGGAATTCTATTCTATCGGCCTGTTCCTGCTGCTGGTCGGCCTTGATAGTGCTGTCGGTTTCAATATCAATGCGAAACATCATGGCCGGTTCATCGCGCAATAAGGCAATAACCTCGTCCCATGTCGGTTCTTCTAAATAATCCTCAATGTCACCCAACGTTTGGTCTGGCTGCATCTGTTTAATCATCAAGGCTTGCTGTTTTTCTGGTTTGGTTAATAGCTGTACACCACTGATTTTCTTTAATGTTTCCACGTTGAATTTCGTAGAGATTATTTCACCCAAAAGACGCAACACATCACGGGCAAAACGCTGTATTTCCGATTGTCTCTCACTTAGTCGCAAGGTGGCAAACTGGCCTTTTAGCTGCTGCGCCGTGGCCGTCTCGATAGCGTTTGATGCGCCGCGTAAAATATCAGCAAGCCCGGTTATCTCGTAGAGGTCGTTTTTAACCCGTTCGCGTGCATCGTAGAGAATCAACAACGTATTGGCTATTTCCTCCATAGGCATAAAATCAATGATGCCTTTGATGCCGCCTTTTCAGCCAGCAAAGCGTATTGGTCGACGGGAATCAGCACGTTTGATGCGCCGTCCGTTAAAATCTGCTGTATGCCTTGCGCAGAGGCGTCATACACACCCGCAACCTTGATTGCCTGCGATAACATGCCGATGCGATTGGTGAAATCATCAAGCTGTAATGCTTGGTCTTGATATTCAACATAATCAGGCACAGGCAACACGCTGTTGTTGATAACGTTAGCCAGCAGCGGGCGAGGGCAGGGGAAAAAATCTTTAAGAAGTAACGGGTCTTTGCGCTCTTCTAATATGCCCTCATAGCTGGTGTTTATCCAGTACACCATTTTGGTGGTTTTGCACCACAACTCATAGATAACGGCCTTGTCGTTGGCATTATCAGCCATGCCATTAGTGTTATCAGAGGCTTCTGCGGGTCGCTTATGGTCTAGGGGGATGTTATTGCCAACATCCTCACCAAACCGCTTTATAAGCTCCGCCCGCGTAAGATAAACGCGCCGCCATACCTGATGTACTTCATCCCAAGTACGCGCATTTGAGCAGCCAAAATCATCCCAGTACACATAATCAACAACAGCCTCCTCGTAGGCAAGGTGTTCATCTGGTTCCTTTGGTGTTTCAGGTGTTTCAATGGCAACAGAATCAGGCGCAGTGCCAGTTAGGGATTCGCCATCATCTTTTGCTGCCGGTGTTTCAAGTGTTTCACCCTCAACAACAGTGATGTGGGGCACATACCGTACCCATGGCGTGCCGCGCCCTGATAAAAGATAATCTATAACGCATTGGCGTATGACTTGGCCGTAATTGTCGCATGAAACGATGTATTTTAGGCAGCGTTCCAACACATCAGCCGCGACGCGTCCCACCGGGTCTTTATCATCAAAACGGCGTGATACGTTTGGCGTAGGGTTTTTAGCGTAAAGCGCGGGTTGCAGCGTTTGCACGTTGCTCCATAAGATGTTGTAGCGAAAAGTTTCAATACGGCGCTGCTCGTCTGTTTGGCCTTTATAGCGACGCTGAATAGCATTAGATTGCGCCGTCCACTTCTTGGCGTTGTTTTCATACGATTTAATGATTTTCTTATAATCAGCTGCCGTGCTCATATGCGATTAATCTTTCGTGTGTTTTGTTTCAAATCGCCCCAGAACAAATCATCAGCGGTTGCTTCGTGCAGGAATTTTGGCTTAGGTTTTTGCGCGGCAATAATGGGGTTGCGCCATGCCTGGCCGATAATCTCGAATGCATCAGCAGCGTGACTTGACCAATCGTGGCGCGGCTTAGAGCGGAATACCCGGCGGTCTTTGTCGAATTCATATTGATAGTTGCGCAATGCGTCTATGCCCGATGCGCAGTTCTTTTCGTCAAACCAGCACAAATCAAGGGTTTTGCGTGCCGCCTCGATACCGTTTTGCTGTGACGTTGCCGGAATGACGGTCATCTTGACGCCTAGCTGATAGGCTTGCTGTACGATACTGCGCCCGCCCGCAGCCAGCAGCTTATTAGCGGCATCATGGGGCACGAAATGCTTATCGTATTTATACGGCTTTGTTGCCAATATATCACAGTAATGGTCAATAGGTTGGCCGCTATCCTCAAAATAATCAACAATGCGTATCTCGCTTGCGCCTGCCAATTGCCAAAACCATATGGCGGTGCTGTCATCAAAACCCAAATCCCATGCGGTGTTAACGGGTTTATCCAGCGGTTCAACGGCTGTGATACGCCCGCCGGCTTCTGCTGCTGCTATTTGTGCGCCATATACCGCCCCGGTAATGGCCGCATCGAAGCTGCATTCAAATTCTTGGTCGTATTCGTTATCGCTGAGTAAGTCGCGCTGACGTTGCAATTCGTCTGCCGGCAAGATGCCGCTCTGTGATGCTTTGAGAATCTGTAAAAACCATTGGTCTGGATTTTCGCGGGCAATTTTAACCAGTTTACCGAGCAAGTTTTCCCAGCCGCGCGGTGTGCCGGAAACGTCAAGCCAGCCTTGACGGTCGGCAAGGGCGGGCAAAATAATTGTGGTTAGCACCTGCTGGTTGATTGCTTGCGCTTCATCCACAACTATGCCGTCAAAATACAGGCCGCGCATCCGTTCGGCGTTATCAGCACCATACAAACGTATCATAGACCCGTTAGGCAACACGATGGATAGCTCGGCTTCACTCACCTTTGCGCCAAGTTCAATCAGCGGTGCGCAATAATATTTTAGGTACGCCCACGCAATATCTTTAGCTTGGACGTAGTAGGGCGCTAGATAGCCAAAGCGCGAGTTAGGGCGCGCGCTAAGAACAGCCGCCTTGATAAGCCTATTGATACGAGCAACGGTTTTTCCCGCCCGGCGATGCGCCACAGTAACGCCAAAACGTTTGTTGTTGTCATGGTATGCCATGAACGCACGGCGTGGCGTGTAGGGTATGACAATTTTATTGTTGGGGCGGGTCATTGCTGCCTTGCCATGTAAATGTGACGGAGCCAAGATTGTTATTGTTTATGTCCGCTGGCAGCATTTTTGCCCACAATTTATAGAATTCAGAACGTTCTTTTGTTGCCCATTGTGCAAAGCCCTCGTCGCTGCCAATTGCGTGGTACGTTGCCACTAAAGAATCGCGAACTGATGACGTTAACAGGTTACCGCTACCCTTAACTCTTCCACCTGTTTTTGGTAATCCTTTTGGCCTTCCCATGTAATTAATCCTATCTAATTCAATCTAATTAGATTTTGTTTTTAGTTTCCATTCCCGGGCGTGAAATAAACCGTATTGCCTGCGCTTAAACTGATAGCAGCTGCATAAATCGGCGTTGCGCCTACACTAACCAGAACAGCAGAGCCAGCAAGTAGCGGCATATCAGCGGTTGTGGCTACGGGTGATGCGGTGTTGCTAAATTTTACAAACACAACATCATTGCCAGCATTGGTGACCAGCATTGCTGCAATTGTCATATCGGTTTCAGCGGGCAGCGTGATTACTTGCACAGAGCTACTGCTGGTAGTTGCTACCAAGCTAACGGTGTTTGAGTCGTACGGCGTGAAATTGTTTGGCATAGCCAAAAAATACGGCATTTACAAATTCGCGCGACAAAAATTTTCCATAACGTGAAAATAGTTGTTGACAATGAGCTAGCTCATGTTATTATCTGTTCATAGCCAAGCAATCAAGCAGGGCAAACAAAACAGAGATTAACATGAAAACAATTTACAAAGTAACAGAATATAACTACGCAACTAAAGTTAGTTTGGTTTTCTTTTATACGGCATCAAGCCATAAGAGT